CTGCGATAGCTTCTTTGTCGAAGAACGGACGCTGTTGCAACGCACGAAGCTGTTGACGGTTCATACGGTGCCGTTGAATAACGTACTCCGCATCGTCTAGGCTCGTGGCAGACGGGTCAGGATGGAAGTCCCACACAGATACGGCCTCGATACGAGGACAGGTCATATCGTATGGAGAGTACACCCGCTCACCCTCTTCGTTGCGTTCCCAACGCGAGATGGTCTTGTTAAAGTTCAGCGGACCCTTGACGATACCTGTACCAAACAGCGCAGATTCAAACACCGCAGAGCGGAGTACGTTCACAGCGTTGGTATCCAGCAGCTGGTCGTGGATGTGTTTCTCCATCCGGCGGGCTGCTTCTGCGGCAGGAGAGATTTGAGGCTCTCCAAGACGGGCTTTGCCCTCACGTAAAGGTAGACCCGCGTATTCGTCCTTCAAGCCGCCCAAGAAGTCACTTGCCTGTGTAGCACCCGGAGGAAGCTCCCGACCATCGCCCTCATAGCCGTAAGGGTCATCAGGCATAGCTTGATCGAGAGGAGTCTCCATGTGAGCAAACTCAGCAATGCCCTCTGGCACTGGTGTGCTTTCCACAGTAAGCGGGAACTTCTTGTTGGCAAACAGGATATCTACGATTTGACCGTACGCAGCCAGAACCTTCGTCTTGGTAATCTTCAGGAATACCTTTGAACGCTCTGAGTCGCGGTATTGAGTCGTGCCGTCGTTGAAGTTACCCCGGAAGTTCTTGTAGGCTTGCAACCAACGTTGCTCATGATTATAGCGGCCCGTCTCCGATGCGCGGAAACGTTCCGTAATCAATCCTGCAAGTCCGGGGGCTTTCTCTTCAATATTGTCTAGCACTTCCGGTTGATCATCACCGGATGTTGGGATATCGTCTGCCATAGTAGCCCCTTTTGGGATTAACCGTAGATGCTGTGATCTTCGGCCTGTTTCATGATGCCTGTGTCAGTCGGCTTGGACTGTTTCTTCGGCATGTCTTCGGTGAGTACACCTTGAGCGGTCTTCGTGTCGAATTCCGGCTTTTCACGGTACAATTGCGTTTCACCAGTGTTTGCGTCAACAGACTGTTTGTCTTGACCCATGATGTAACCTTCACCATAATTATAGTTGTTATTAGGCATTTTGTCTACTCCAAAATAAGTTAGTTGCGGTCGAATAGTTCTGATGTTTGCTCGGAGATAGATCGACCAGTCTTCTCCAATCCTCGTTGTAAGGTTTCACCCAAAGTTCTGCTACCGTAGCGAGGTTCGGTTGGTTGTACCTCTTCAATATCACGAGTAGTAACTGGGAGGGGTGACAGAAGCTCTTCTCCTGCTTGTAGTGTCCGGCGGGCAGCAAGCCCATACTCTCCACGTTCTGCAGCCTCTACCCCTTCTGATAAAACTGAACCTGCAGCAATAAACGGAAGTGCCTTCACGCCCTTTTCGGCTACAGGACCTAGCTTGCCGAATGCGTCCTTGAGAAGCTGGATGTTCTTGCGGCCCTCTTCTTTTCTCGCTTCTTTTGTGGCAGCTTCGACAGCAGCCTTTTCCTCAGCTTGAACCTGCTTGGTTGCTTCACGTTTAACCAAGCGTTGACGTGCCAGTTTCTTTTCTTGTTCTGGTGTCAGTTCTGCCTGCTTCAGGCGTTCTTCTTGAGCACGGGTACGAGCAGCCTCTTCTGCTGCCTCAGCTTCTGCAGTCTGTGCTGCTACTTGCTGCGATGCCAAGCGACGACGTTCTTCAATCAGTTGTTTCTCATCTGCAGTAAGCTGGCGAGGTTCCGTAGTCTCAAGGATGTCACCCTCTTCACGGACAATCGGAATAGCTTCGTTGCTGAGTTCGATACCTTTTGCTGATACATTCAGGGAGGCAGGCAGTTCATTAAGGGTACTGAGACCCAGAACTTCGCCGTACATGTTCTGCAAAGCGCGTAGTGCGATTGTCGGACGAGACTCTTCACCCTGACGTAGGATGCGAGACACATAGTGTTCTGACGACATCTTAGCCAACGAGTCCAGCGTCTGACCCGCAGACGTGTGTCCCATAATCTCACTTGCCTCTTGAGCATAGCCTAGCTCTGAAGCAATGATAGACGGGATGAGTTTACGGAAGTCCGCTGCACCCTGAATCTCACGACCCATCTCAGAGGCGTAGGGTTTCAGCAAGTCGCGCAAACCACCCGGAGCATTGATTGCTTTTGACATCTTGCCGACGGTTGTGTCAAAGATATTGGAGCGGCCTTCTTGCTCTGCAATCTCAGCAGCGTCCTTGATAATCTCAAGAGCAACGCCCGGAACTTTGATTTTAGCACGAGTCTTTTGCCCCCGCACTTTCTCCTCCAGCATACCTGTCTCAAGGTCAATGTCATCGAGAGTCATGCTGGCAATCTCACCCGGACGCAACGGTATGAGTGCGTTAAGTGCCAAAGCAGAACGTGTCTGAGGGTCTTCTACCTGTGCAATAGCCTTCGTAATAGCAGGCAGGGTAATCTTCGCTTCGGGAACAGCCTCAAACTTCTTGGTGCCACGCTTCTGTTTACCTGCAATCAAGCCTGCGGACTGTGCTTTAGCAGAGTAGTCTGGGAAGGGGGGTTCAATATCTTGAGCAGCAGCAGCACCGTTGATTGCGTTCTGAACGGTGGTCAATGCAGCAAAGGGCTGTCCTGCTTCCTTAGCCAGCAACTCCAAGTTGGCTGCTTCACCGATAGACGAGAACGGAGCAGATTCTTCGATACCCAGCTTCTTCAGCTTGTTGCCAAAGCCTTTGATATTCTTGATACGCGATTCAGGAGCATCTTTGGTAGCGAGGTCTAGGGCCTCTCCTACCGTGAGCGTCTTACCGCGTAGTTTGTCTGCTAGTTCTTCCATGTTCTAGTATCCGAACGTCGAGTCTACTGGTTGGTAAACGCGGTCTTTGATGCCGCGTAGTTGATTCTGGATTGTTGCGTACCCTGAAGTACGTGTCATCAGCATATACCGTAGCGCATCATATGCGTGGTCTTCTGCCTTTGTGTCCACGTCCTCACTGTTTGTTTTGGACAGCGGAATACCTGCCAGCTGTTTGATTGTGTGTTGACAGGTTGAGAATATCTTGAGGCGGGGCTCGTTGCTGTACGGATCATCAGATAACCGACGGTGTACTTCCATCTTACCTGCTAGGCGGTTACGGTCTGAAGGAGTCCACCGTACACCACTCCGCATCATCGTTTCTGCAATAGACGGACCCAAGCCAGTCTTGTTCCAGCAGGATGAGTCGAGCACCGTGTAGTGCGGGGGCTGGTCATCAGCCTCTAGTTCCATAATACGGTTGGCTAGGTCTTCACCCGTCATGCCCTTGCCGTACAGTTCACGGTACACCCAGATGTTGTTGTCCCAGTCAATGGCACCCCACAGGACGCACGACGGAGAACTGTACCCATAGTCAGCTGCACGAATGCGAGGCCAGTTGGTGGGCAAGTCGATGGGGTCAACAACGTGTCGTGCCCGACTAAATTCTGGGAAAGCTGCACCTTCGGCAACGTCCCAGTCCCCTTCGAGGAGACGTTTGCGCTCTACCTCTGGGAGGGAGCGTAGCATCGCCTCGTACTGTCCGTCCGCCATGAGGTAGGGGTTGTCGGTCAGCCGAGCGGGGATGAAACGGCGATAGAAGAGCGGTTGCCCCTCTTTCTCGTGTCCATCCGGCCACACAAAGGGCTTGCCTGTCTCTATGTCTACCGCAGCATAGGTTGTGTTGTGTTCCGCTGCGTCGATGTACATCTTCTTGACCCACCAGCCACCTACCCCACCGGGGTTGGCTGTGCAGCGCATAGACAGGTTGCCCATGAGCTCAGGGTCGGTAGTACGAAGACGGGAACGTAGGTAGTCCCACACATAGGGAGACGGATACTGCGTAATCTCGTCAATCCCAATCCACGCAAACGCTTGACCCTGAAAGCGGGTCACGTCACGGTCTTTCTCTAGATAGGTGAACCAGAGAGTTGCACCAGACGGGAACACCCACGTTGATTTGGATTCGCGGAATACCGCACCGGGGAATGCCTTCTTGTACAGCTGCTTCGACTTGTCGATAAGCTCGGTCAGTTCGTCTAGTGTACGACGTAGAAGAAGACCCCTAAAATTAGCGTTGTGGCAATATCGTAGGGGATCAGCAAGAAGAGCAAAGGACTTGCCACCACCCGCTGCGCCACCGTAGAGTACATCCTGTTCAGGTGCCGATAGAAAGTCATACTGAGGTCCATCGTTTGGTTTGAATACTACCTCTGAGTCCTCTACGAGGTCTCGTACGGATTTGGGCAGTGTTTGGATGTCGCCCTGATCAATGACACGGGAGTCTTTTCCGTTGAGGGCATTCTCGACAGTACGTGCCGCCTTCTCTTGTTGGCGTGCTACGTTTTTGTACTTTTTAGATTTGTTCTCAAGAGCGAGAGCTTTTTTACGATTCCGTCGGATACGTTTTTGAGTCTCTCGGCGTGCACGTTCAGCTGAAGATAGATTATACGAAGCTTTAGGCTCTCCCGGCTGCTTCCGGGGACGACCACGTTTACGCTTCGGAGCATCTTCTTCCGGTGTAGTTTCGTTACTGTTGTCATCTGACATAGGTTAACCGAAGTGGTTCTTTACTTTGTATTGTTTGTTGGGACGCTTGGCATGACGGCCTTTGCGACGGATGCGTGTCTTCTCACGCGGGCCTGCAACTGATAGACGCTTTGCCATCAGACGCCCGGTTCGATGCCTTTACGGATTGTCTCGTTGTACTCCCGCTGAAACAGTTTCTTACCTTCAGCGTCCAATCCGGATTTGTAGTTTTTGATCTGTTCGAGGATGCGGTCTTCCTTTTCACGGTCACCTCGTGCTTCACGGAGGTTCATACCCAGAATGCCTGCCTTCTCGATGATGGACCCTTTGTCTGTGCGCTGTTCGCCCATACCGTTTTCTTTGCTGCCTGCTGCACGACGAACAGGTGTTGTGTAGTTCTTCATCATCATTGTGTAATCTCGATGTCTTTCTTGGGAGGCAGGAGGACTACGCCGTGTACTGCCTGTACGTTGTGGTTGATTGTTTCTTGTTTGCCGAGTCCTACGCGGTTCAGCAGGGCTTCTGCTGCGCGGAGACGGACTTCAGCACGTGGTTCACTACCATCGTCGTCAATCGTCTGTACGAGACGGTTAACGGCCTTTACAGCGTGTCCTGCAAGCATGTTACGGCTACGTTCGACGATCTCTTCAGACAGTCGGTCACGCAACCACTTGGCAGAACCTTCTGAGTAGCCCGCTTCACGGGCTGCAGCCTTCATGTTGCCACCGTTCTCGAACAAGACATCGAGGAATTTCTCCTGTTTCTCGTTCAACGGTTGTTTTTTACGCTGTGGGAGTAGGTTCACGGGTGTTTTCTCGATAAATGTGGGCACAGTGAGGCAGTCTAGGACTGATTGTTAAAGGTTTGTTTCCCCTTTGCCGTTACACTTCGGCCCTATGTACTATTTTAACGGTGACTAGCCGAATGTCAACCCCTAATTGTAACAAAAAAAATATCTGGAGGGGTAGTTTTAGCTAATTTGTCTAATTTGATGGGTGGGGGGGTCATTATTTGGTTGACAAATCCGGATTCTGACTGTATACTCAGGGAGTAAGCCCGCCGGGATATACCCAATAGTCCCACCCCGACCCCTATAAGGGGTAAACCCTCCGGATCACCGGGGGGTTTTGTCGTTTGGGACAGGGTTACCCTATGGGGTTACCCTATGAGTAGCCCTCTGTTGCCATAAAACCCCCAATTTCCAAAAATGATCGCAGGATTGCATACATCTATGTGGGGGAGGGGGGTGTCCCTAGCCCGCCCTAGTCTGCCAAATATTTGTTTTCCCCATCGGTGATGCCGTGGCCTCGCCATTTCCTGACATGAAACCCTAACGGATAACCCCCGACGGGTATTTTCCTGCTATGTGCGCCCGCGCTGGCACCCATTAGGCCGACAATTCAATTTGCCCCCAGTGGCCGAACCCCAAAAGGTGCGCCGTCGGGCGGGGTTTGGCGTGTAATATCAGCCCCCGCCCAAAAAAGGAAAACCCCGCTAAAACAACGCGCTGGGATTATTCGCAGGGCACCAACGAAAAAACCCCCCAAGCGTTAGCCTGAGGGGTTTCCTCGCAAGGTCTAGGGAGTAAGAGGGGAGGGTTAACCTTGCGATAAACGCGTGATGTTCTCGTCTAGTTTTCCATCGTGTTCCCCCCCGTGTCTCATGTTGTTGTCGTGCTCGCGCAGTGCCCAGCGCACGTCTATCAAGTCATAATAAACGTGCTCTGCTGGTTCCCCGCTTTCTTCCCAGTGCCGTTGCTCGTCGGGAAGATATTGGGCAATGATGCGCCGCAAGCTTTGCATCTGCTGAGTAGTAAGTGACAGGTTTTCCCGTGACGTAGTGCCCAGCGGTTTGCGTAGTGTTTCTGCATCGGTCATCATTTGACGCTCCGAAGCAGGGCACCC